TACACCCCCGAGAGAATGAAGTCCTCGGCCTCGCACTGGAACCGGAACCCCCCGTAGCTCTCTCGGTTCTGGAGCGCGAAGGACGGGTCCTGGAACTTCAGGTCGGGGATGGTGATCCGGGGCCGCGTCCCGTCGGCCATGTTGCAGGTAAAGCGCAGGTTGACCTGGGCGTTCGCCTGCGCGGTCCGGCGCGCCATCCGGTCGCGCAGCGTGCGCACCATGATGAACGGCTCCTTCGACGTCACGTCGAAACCGAACTCGACCTTGGTCCCCTTGTAGATGTCGTCCTTCATCTCGGTCGTCTGACCGAGGTAGGACTTCCGCAAGATCTCGGCGAGGACCGTCCAGGTGAGGTTCTCGATCATGACGAGGGTGCGCAGGATCGTGCCCCCCTGCGTGATCCGCAGCTGGACCTCCTGCCCCCGGAGTCTGAGTTCGTCGGCCATGGTGCTCGTCGTCTCCTTATGCCGCTGCCGCGACGCTGGTCGGAACCGTGACCGTCTCGCCGATCTCCGCGAGGAACATGATGTAGTCCATGCTCGCCAGCGTCTGGACGTAGACCTTCACCACGAAGATCCCGAGCGCCATCTGCGCGGCGGTGTTGCCCGAGACGTCGTCGACCAGGTAGTCGACGATCCGCTGCTGGGACGGGTCGTTCACCGACTTGAGGCTGTCGAGGAAGGTCTCGATCTCCTGGACGAACGCCTCTTGCCGGTCGGTGGTCGACGGCTGCTTCAGGTACGGCGCGGCGATGTCGCCGAGCGTGTCCTCGATGAAGTCGGCCATCCGGCGCCGCTTGATGGGCGTGCGGGTCGGGTAGAGGACGCTGTTGGCGGCCGTCACCCCTTGCATGAACTGCCAGCCGGCCTGGCGGTCGAAGTAGAGCGCGCAGACGCCGGCGGCGATGAGGTTGGCGTAGTCCTGCTTCGCCAGCGGGTTGAGGACGAACGCCTGCTCCGGAGCCGTGATCGCCTGAATGAACTGGTTCGCCGCCCCCGGGTTCACCTCCTGCGGGAAGTTGGACAGCGTCACCGCCATCATCCCGTCGAGGTTGATGGTGACCGCGATGTTGCCGAAGTCGGGCACCACGATCTGGTGCTGCGGGTAGCAGATGATCACGCGGTCGGCCGGCTGCGGGTAGGCGTCCGCAGAGGCCAAGCCGATCGCGGCGGTGGTGGCGGCCGCCGCCTGGATAGCCGTGGTCCCCGCCGCGGGGTCGGCCGAGACGCAGCAGACGCGGGCCGGGCCGTTCCCGGAGGCGTTGTTGGCGTTCGCGCCGAGCGACTGGCGGATCGCCTGGGTCCGACGGGCCGCCCAGATGACGTTGATCGAGGTGAGCGGATCCGCGTTGGGCAGCGTCGAGCTGATGGCCGCCGGGTACTGGCTGGCGATGCGCGCGGCCAGCGTCGTCCCGGTGCCGCTCGGCCAGAGGATCGTGGCGTTGTTGACCGCCGTGATGGTGGTCGCCGGGTCTGCGTTCGGGATGACCGAGTCGAGCACGTTGACGATGGCCGTCGCGGCGGTGGCGACCACCGGCTCGACGACGAGGATCGGGAAGCAGTTGACCGCCACCGTGACCGCATTGCTGGTGACGGTGGTCCCCTGCGGGATGGTGGTATTCCCGCTGGTCGCGAAGATGCGGGTCGACGCGGCGGCGGTGCTGGAACTCCCGAACCGATAGCCGGCGGGAATGGTCAGCACCTTGTTGGTGAGGCCCGCGGCCTGGTCCGCCGCCGCCACCGTGACGGTGATGGTCAGCTGCCCCTTGGTGGTCCCGCCATCGGTCGTCACGGCCTCGTGATCGACGCGGGCCAGGATGAGGCGCTGGAAGGTTTTGCCGAGCAGCTGGAGGCCGGCGTTCCCCTCGTAGGCGCTCGCGCCGGCGGCTCCGAAGATGTTGCCCTGGCGGCCGGCAGAGTCCTGCCCGAGGTAGGGGTAGATCGTCCCGTTCGCGGTGTAGATGGCCCGGTACTGGCCGTCCGACGTGACCTCGCTGGGACCGAACGGGCCGGCGATGAACTCGCCAACCAAGCAGGCCGCGCCAGGCTGCGTGCCGAGGACGATGTTCGGTCCGGTCAGATCGACGACGACGATCTGGGGGACCGCCAGGATCTGGTTGAGCGGCGGGACCGAGGTCGTCCTGAGGAAGAAGGCCATCTATTCTCCGCGGGGTTGCTAGGGTCTCGTCACCTCCTCCTGGTCGCCGTTGGTCCTGAGTTCCCCCGAATCGTCGGCGGGCATGACCCGCCCGTCAAGTAGGGCCAGCCTCAGCGGCCGGGGATCGAGTCGACGATCGTGCTCGTGATCCGCACGCGCATCGGCTGCATCGGCTGGAGCATGACGAGCGACGCCTCGGCCCGCAGGCGGAACCGCGCCTCGTAGATCTTCTTTGCGGAGGTGTCCGCGTCGTCCATCTTCCGCGAGGCGAGCAGCGTCAGGCGGCAGGGGAGCCGCCAGTATTCGGGCATCTCCGCCACGATCACCCCGGCGCGGTCCCCCGGCGCGAGCCGAGCCGAGCCCGCCTGGCCGTGCCCGTCCACGACCAGCAAGCCGCGCGGGTCCTGGAAGGCCGTCTCGATCCCGCCCTTGAGGGCGTTGCGCTGCTCGACCTCGCTGGCGCGCACCACGATCTCGAACTCGCGGGACGCCTCCTGGATCTCCATCAGACAGAACCCAGCCTCCCCCTTCGGCTCCCAGGTGTCCTCGAGCGCGTGGGGGGTCATCTGGCTCGGCCCGTACTTCAGCTCCTCGTCCGGGAGGACGGCGGCCGATGGGTTCACGAAGGCGTCGTTGAGGTCGGCCCAGTCGGTGAAGAACTCCAGGAGGCGGATGGTGCCGGCGCCGCCGGGGCCGGGGAAGTCGCGGTCGAGGACGCGCTCGACGGCCAGGGAGATCGCCGTCTCGAGATCGGTGCTCGCGCTTCGGGAATAGAGTTCGCGCTGGAAGATCCCCACCCGCCGATTCTAAGCGCGGCGCGCGCGGGCGGCGAGACGCTGGTCAGACGTCCGCCCAGGCCAGTCCGCGACACAGCCGGCTCACATGCGACGAATGAACCCCGAAGGCCGCTCCCAGCGCGACGGTCGTCTCGCCCATGCCCCGCCGCCGCCTGATCTCCACGACGGTCTCGGCGGTGAGCTTGTTAGACCGTGTGTTGTGGGCCTGCTCGGCTGCGGTTGCCCATTTGCAGTTGTCGGGCTCGTAGTTCCCGTTCGTGTTCTCCCGTTCGATGGAATGCCGCGCAGTCGGTTTACGACCCATGTCCTGCAGGAACGCCTCGTAGGATTCGCGCCCACCGCGCGCAGACCTGAATCCCCCTGCCTCCGTAGTCCGAGTACCCGGTCGCGCGTGGGTTCGTGCAGCGCTGGATCATCAGATGCCAGCACTCGTATTCAGCCGACCGAGGCCCTCGGGATTCGCCGTGTGTCCGCAGCAATGCCCGCGCCTTTTCGGCCGAGACGCACCCACATGACTGGGAGGTGCCGAGCCTGAGACTGGTCCCTTTTACCTCGATCTCTCGGCCGCAGTCGCAGCGGCAGATCCACCGTCGGCCCTGGGCATCTGTCCGAGGCGGTCCAACGCGAAGGACGACCAGCCTGCCGTATCGGTTCCCGGTTTCGTCTTTCGTGCCGCGCCTCATCTAGCTCGCTCGGCCGCCGCTTTTCGATCCCACTCGGCGCGGCCCTCCGGGGTGAGCATCTGCCAATAGTTGTCGGCGAACAGGACCAGCAGCCGGCGCAGCTCGCGCTGGCCTTCTCTTCCCAGGGCGACATACCAAGGCGCCTTTCCTCCGACCTTTCCATCGATAGCCCGATGCGCGTCACGGGAGAGCGGAGCGGTCAAACGATCCGGAGCGCGGCGCCAGCCTCCTGATCCCGTGGCGCCGCGGTCCCCGAGGTGGGCAACCTCAATCGGGCCGCCATAGCTCATGATGATCGCCACATTGGCTGGCGGGATGTTCCCGTTCCTGGCCAGGCGGCGGAGCATGCACCAGAGCCCCGAGTAGAAGAGCATTCGGCCGAGCTCTCGGGGGCGCCGTCGGTGCTTGGTCCCCTTCGGCGAGACGGGCTTGGGGAACTTCGGCTGGAAACTTTCAGGCAACTTCAGCGCGCGCTTTCCATCAACGCGGCGCGATGTGCCCCAGCGCTTCCGCTCGATCGGCTTCCCCCGGCGCATCGGCTGGCGGGGCTTCTTCGGCGCGCGGACCGGCTTGGGCTGCGGGCGGATCACGCGAGCACGGCCTTCACGAGGGTTCTCCAGGCGAGCGCCGCTTGCTGGGGGACGACGGCGTTCCCAAGTAGGCGCAGGCGGTGTGACCGTCCGGGAACCCCATCATCGCCTCGACGAATCGCGGGTTGAGGACCATCCCATCCGGAGATCGCGGCGGGGCCCGGCGGGAAGCGGTGCGCACGGTGGCGTCGGTCAGCGTCGTCCCTGGGTGTCGGCCGCTCTCGGTCGAGTAGGCCGCCGCTCCGAACGAGGCTGCGTCCTGCGCCGTCGGGGTCGGCCACAGCACCGCCTCGTTCAGGTTCGTCACGCCCGGGGGACCGCCCCCCTTCCGCTTCGGTGCGCGAGCCTTCATCGCCGCGACCTGCTCGGGAGTCTTCGGCGACATCGCGTCGTGGGCCTGCGGTGTTGGCCCCGCGCGTGCGGGTCGATCTCCGCCTGCCACACGACGCGCGCCTCGGGGACCGCCATCTCGACACCCATCCCGAGCCCTTCGATCCCAGAGAAGAGCGACCCGATGGTCGTCATTCACCGGCGTGTTCCGCCTGGCACGCGGCCTCGCGGCGCTCGCAGTCCCGGCAGACGTCACCATCGTCGTCGACCATGTTCGGGCATCCCTTGAAGCCCGCACATGGGAACTCATCGGCGCGCGTCTCGTCGTCCCATCCGACCGGCATGGGCTGGGATACTACGCGCCCCGCCCCGCCAGGAAGTCGTCGATCGCCTCCCGCACCGCCCGGTCGATCTCCACGGCGGCCAGTCTCAGGATGTGGTGGGCGGGGAGACCCCGGGCCTTTATCTTGCGGGCGATGGCCAGCGCGATGCCCCACTGCTGGCGGGAGACCTCGACCTGCCGGTCGCTACGCCGCCGCGCGCCTCGCTGTATAGGACCGACCTGCCGTTGAGCCGGGCCGATGAAGTCGCGCCCGATCCCCTTGCGCTTCACCCACTCGAAGATGACGTCGATCGGGGGCATTCGCTGGCCGGGCCGCCGCCCATCCTCGATGACCACGGCGTAGGGGGCGAAGTTGTAGGCGGTGGCGCCGAGCGGGATGTCGTCGAAGCGGAAGGACCGCCGGTAGGTGCCGCGGTCGACCGGGGCTCGCGCGAGGGCCGAGATCTCCTCCTGCACCGCGCGCGGCCCGTGCAGCTTCACCGTCTTCCGGATGACCTCGACCGCCCCCGTCACCAGCTTGGCGTCCTTCTTCAGCTGGTCGTGGTAGCCCTCGTAGGTGAACTTCTGGCCCACCGGCTGGCCCTACTCGGCGCGGGCGTCGTCGACATCGCCGGTCCGCCCGGCGTCGTAGCCCTGCTTGGTCAGGACCACCGTCCACTGCAGGCCCCCGCGCGTGAGCATGGGGGTGGCGGTGGGCGGACTGAAACGCCGCGGCGGGGGGACCGGCGAGCTCGGCCGGTTCTCCTGGACCTCGTACCAGAAGTCGGTCGACGGCCGGTTCCTGCGCGGCGTGCCGGGGTCCACCAGGTCGGGCGTCTTCCCGGTCAGGTCGTCCTCGGTGTAGCGCGCCGAAATCTGGTCGACGATGATGTCCCCCTCCTCCGTGGCGCCCATGGGGTTGGCGATGCGCCGCACGGCGTTGAGGTCGCGCACGCGGGGGATCGGGACGATCTCCACCCGCGAGGTGATGACCAGCTTCCCAGCCCCGCGCCCGCGGCGCCCGCCGGCCCCGGTCCAGTAGCCGTGCACCAGGAACACCCGGTAGATGGACACCCCGAGCATGGCCTTGATGTTCCGGCAGGCGTCCACGACGTTGACCAGGCGGCCAGCCAGCGTCCCCGGCTCCTGCTGAGGGAAGGGCGAGCGATAGGCCCCAGCGGCCTCGGGAATGTCGCTGGCGGGGTCTCCTGAGCGCGTCCGGTCGTTGGCCATCGTCCTGACAGCCTACGCCCGAACGCCCCAAGGGCGCGAGCTACGGCAGCCTGGCGCTACGCCGGAACGCCAGGGGACGCATCGTCACGCACGACCAGCCAGACCGCCAGGTCGACCGTGGTCGGCGTGAAGCCGGCAGCGGAGGCGAGGGTCACGCCGAGCGCGTCCCCCTTCGCGTACTTGGTCTCGATCAGGTCGACCGGTCCACCCTGCGGGTTGCCGGAGGCGGCCGACGCCACCACGACGTTGCCGGTCGTGGCGTTCGCCACGTTGGCGAGCACGCCGGCGGGGGCGATGGTCGGCTGGATGGTGGCGGCCGAGGCGCCGCCCGCCGTCACCAGCGCGTCAAAGTCGTAGACCAGCGCGAGGATGTGCCCCGAGCTGTGCATCCGGATCTGGGTGGGAGCGTCCGTGTCCACCGCCCCGCCAGCCGCCATGGCCGTGGCCGCCTGGCTGGCCCCGAGGTTGGCCTTCCGGAACGGGCCGATCATCCGCACGCGGGCGTTGGCGGTCTCGTTCGCTGGAGCGTTGAACGGCTTGTCCCGGTGGGCGCCGCTGTCGAGCTCCTCGATCTGCCGGTTCTTCGTGGTGCGGACGGGGGGAACGCTCATGCTGGTCTCCTGTTGGAAATGAGCGTCGCCCACCTCGGGCGCTCTCGCAAGAGCCCTACACGCTGCGGAGCACGCGGCGGAACATCGCCTGCTTCCCCGTGCCGGTGCCCAAGCTGTTCGAGTAGGAGTTCTGGTAGACCCCCAGGCTGTCGGCCAGCTTCTTCGACCAGAAGTCGTACTCGCCGCGGAGCGCGTCGGTGATGCCGAGGTTCGGCTTGATCTGGTCGACCTGCTCCGCGTAGAGGAAGTCGGTCGCCCCGAAGATCTTCACGTAGAGCGAGTCGAGCTTCGAGAGGAGGTCCCGCACGATCCCCGCCCGCGACTGGGGGACGTGCTGGAGCGCGTTCACCGCCACGAACATGTTCTCGGTCAGCGCCAGCGTGCCGAAGGCCAGGAACGATCCGACGTTCACGAGGCTGTAGCCGAGGTGGTGGAGCACCCGCCCCTGCTCCTCCTGGCTGAAGACTGCGTCGTTCTCCTGGCTCACGCTCCGATGGTGCGCGACCGGCGCTCCCCCCGCAATGGGGCGGTCAGCGCTGGGCCATCAGAGCCGCCAGCGTCCCGGCGAAGAACATCGCGAACCCGAGCTGGTCCGCCTTCGGGGGAGCGAAGGCGTAGACCAGCGCGCCGATCACCGCCACCACCACGTCGACGACCATTCGTTCGGGCATCCCGGGAACGTGGGGTCGCCCGAGCCCCAACGCAAGAGGTGGCCCAGTCGCTGTCCCGGTACTACCCTTTTGAGGTGTGCACCAACACCCGGCAGATCCTCCCGCCGGCGCGCCCGGACCCGCAAAGCTGGTCGCGCCGGTCGGGAGGGGAGCCACCGCCTACTCCGGGACGAGCCGCCGCCGGAACGGGAATGCCGAGTAGGGAGACCTCCCGGCGTCGCAGGCAGCGTTCATCTCTCGCTTGATTCGTTCCTGCAATTTCGGCGTCGGTCTCTTCACGCATGCCGGGGATGCCGGGATCGAGCAGCGATCGGGCTCGCCCCTGGCTGGCCGCGATGCGCTCCGGGTAGACGACGGCGTTCGGGTTCTCGATCGTGAACGGACCGATCGTGCCGAGCGGCGGCCAGACGGTCTCGTCTCCGGCGGTTACGTCCTGCCAGGGCGCGAGCTCGACCGGCGCCTCGCGGCCCACCGACCTCGGGTCGGTCACCATCGGCAGAGGCTGGATCTCGCAGGTCTCGACGCACCCCTCCTCGGGGTTGCAGCGCGGATCGTGGAGCATCGCCCCCAGATACTACGCGCCCCGGCGGCGGGGCGGGAGGCTACAGCCCCTTCGCCTCCGGCCCGCGTGGCCCCCGCTCGCGCTGCTCCCCCTGCTTGGTGGCGCGCACGGTGAGCCCCTCTTTCACCTCGGTCTCAACCTCCACGCCGAGCACCCTGACGGCGGCCGGCGTGAGCGGGTGGAGCAGGATCTTCTTGATGACCTCCGTCTCCTCCCCCACCGGCAGAAGATCAGCCCCGAGCCGCCGGCAGATGACCTCGTCCCGGGAGTGAGGGGCGATCGAGACGATCCCATGCTCGCCGCGCACGGTGGCCACCGGCGCGCCCCCGAACGGCGACGGGAGCTTCACGACTGAGCGCCCTCGGTCAACTCGGTCTTCTCCGCCTTCTGGCCGGCCTTCTTCGCGATCGGCGGCGGCAGATTCAGCTCCGCCTCGGGCACGTCGATGCCCATGTCGCGCAGCTCCTCGGCGCGCGCCACCGCCGCCTTCTGCTGGTCCACCCACCACCCCGGCGGGTCGATCGGCTCGAGCTTGCAGCCCCGGTTCTTCAGCGCCCGGATGTCGTACTCGGCCGCGCTGATCTCGTCCCCGAGGTTCAGGAAGAAGTCCCCCTGGGGTCGGTTGAACGGTCCGATCTTGTTCGGCGCCTGGTGGTTCTTGGGGCCGTCGACGACCCGGAAGAACTCGACCGCCGTCTCCTTCCCCCCGGACTTCTTCAGCACCGGCTGCGCGGTGCGGGCGATGTTCCCTTCGGGCATGAGCGAGGCTGGTCTGGTCTTCATCGGGTCGGTCCTCCAGCCCAAGAGCCTACCCCCGACCGCCGCCGGCGCGGGCACAAAAAGAAACGGCCACACGAGGTGGCCGTCTCAAACCGTCTGGCGATGCGTGGTTTAAATGGTCAGCGAACCAACGAATCAGTTGTGACCCAAGCATTTGACGCACGAAGCGTCCGCGTGCCCGACGCGATGGACCGCGCTCTTTCCTGACGGCTCGGCTGGCTCAGCGCTTGGCGACAGAAGTCGTGGCGCGTGTTGCCCACCGATACAGACGCTGCCGAAGCGGCGTCACTATGACCGGACAAGCCGGCCAAGACTTTGATGGTGTAGGCCATCTGGGGACGAGGATGGAGGGCGGCGGCGCGCTGGTCAAGCGTTCGCTCAGTGACAGTCGCAGTAGCGCGCGCCGACGCGGGCGAGGTTGCGGCATCCGGGCACGGCGCAGTCCCCGTCGGCCAGCCACTCGACCTCCAACCCCCGCAGCACGAACCGCCCGCGCTGCCCCCGGTGTCGCTCCCGCCAGAGGCGCAAGCGCGTCCCCTGGTCTCGCGAGCAGCCGCTGCAGGTCCCCGAGATCTGGTAGCCGCAGCGGGCCCGGTACAACGTGGCGCGGCAGGCGCGCGGCGGAGCGGCCCCCGACGCGAGGACATCGGCCTTCGTCCGCCCTGGGTGCTGCCCGTACCAGCTCACCCCGGCACCTTCACTATCCGCTCGGGGTGCCACCGCTTGATCATCGCCGCCCGGAGCCCCGCCTCGTTGTTCACGATCGCGTTCTCCAGGCGGTCCTGCTCGTCGTCCCGCGCCTCGTCTACCGGCTTCCAAACGTAGCCGTCCGGGACCGACCGGTCAGCGACGATGAAATTCGTGTCGCGCCGAACGTGTCCCGGCGCTGGTTCCAGCACCCAGCCGTCATTGAAGC